TGCCTGTTGCTGTGGCTGACCATGCGTTAAGGCGGTATAGGAACAGAGAGTGGTTTGCAGGAACCGTGTACTGTGCCATCTGGGTTCTACCTACCCCATCCGTGATCTGCGCATATGTCACACCACCGTTAGATGCTGTAACGTTACCAACAATAACTGCATCTATAACGCTCATTGCGTTGATTCGAAAGTATGCTTTGGTGGTGTTAACTGGCGTAGTACCCGTAATAGTTACCAACTCGCTTATGGGGTTGTAATCTGCATCTAACCCCTGTACTAGAATACGCATCCCTGTATCAAGCGCGGAGGTACTGACCATCGCCATCACTACCGCAACGGTAGGAAAAACATAGTCCGTATTAAGTTCCCACGGAGTAATAAATGCGGTACCAACCGTAGGATTGAATCCAAAAATATTTACCGTGGAGTGCCCCGTAATCTGACCCCGAGCCACCTGTAGTTCGAACGGCTCCGTAAGCCCGAAGCGAGAGATAGAGGATGTAATGCTACTAGCCATAGAACACCACAATGGTTGCGCTAGCTAGGGTTGCGTGTACGTCCGTATCGAATTTAATGCCCTCACCGGGGAACAGAATATGCTCTGAACCAGCAGCAGCCGGTGCGGTGAACGAGAACTGTGTAGCTCCACTTGCACCGCCGTCTTTAAGTACAACTGTACCGCCACTTGCGTAGCTGACTGTTACCGCTTTTACACGGGTTGGGCCAGCATACGCTGTGTTGGTCGAGGTTACCTGTGCCGACCTAACGTCTGTTTGCATCATGGTGATGCTCCTAGTTAGACGTTTTGTTGGCCAACCAGTGGGTCTGCGACGAAGTAAGTGATGAATCCGCCGACTGTACCAGCACCGGAAGTGTCAATAGTGACCGTTACGTAGGACATTTCGGTAGTCGCAGTTAAGGTCAAGCCAGAGGTGATAACACCAGCAGCGGCGACGGACAGATTATTAGCGATTGCAGCTGCCGTGGCAGTGCCGCTTGTGTAGCCGAGAGTGTTGAGGTCAACAGAACCTGTGCCTGCGTCGTTGATTGCAACCGACAGCACAACAGCGCCAGCCGGAAGGATCAGGTCTTGACCGCTAACTTTGTTCAGGACTTTGGTAGGGGTAGCAACCGATGCGTCAGCGATGTAGAACTGAGCAGCCATAACGCCGGAGCCACAGTATGCGGTGCGAGTTTGATCGCCACCAGCGGAACGCCAAATTGCTTGGGTAGTAGAAATAGCCATTGAATTTTTCCTTCATGCGGTTAGGTGCAAGCGATCTGCATGAAAGTCAGCCGGGGGCTGTTCGCAAGCACCGGATATATCCCCGGAGTTAACCTCTTTATACTACTTGGAAGCGGGGGAGTCAAGTATGATTTTAAAAACTTAGTTACAGGTACTTTAAGATTACGATACGGGTAATAGACATAATCTAAGAACAAAAAGAAAACAAAAAGAAAAGGGGGCCGAAGCCCCCTCAAAACCCGCATGAACACTAGCTTTTGGCTTATGCTCCGACGGAACCGTACATCCCAAGGGGATCTGACCAGCCGAAGCTGTAACGCTCGCGGGACTTGTAGCGGACGTTGCCTGTATCAAAGTCTCCATCCATTGACTGGGAGATTGGGCTACGGATAAAGTGCTTCATGCCGTTTGGAACGTCGGTCGTCAAGAACCAAGCATTCGTGTCGGTCAGGAAGTGGTTAATCGCATAGCCTTCTGGGATCGAGCCGTTGTTTTTGATCGCGTTGATATCGTTGTCGTTAGTGCCGACGCGGAGTTCAGTTTCCAACAGACGCGTAGCAACGAATTGCAGTGCTGGTGGGACGATCAATTTCTTCGGACGAGCCGCAATCAGCAGGCCACGTTCATCAGTCCAAGCAGCGATCTGAATCACAGCGTTTTCCAACGACGTTTCATTCAAGTCAGCAGCGGTTGATGGGATGTTGCTGTTAACGCCACCAGAGATCAGGGGGTGAGCAGCCGAGAACAGAGGCACGCCGTCGCCGCCGTAGTACTGAGCGGTGTTGGTGAAGCCGTTGTTCAGGACGCTAGCCGCCTTAACTTGCTTGGTGTACGCCATAGCGCGAGCCAAACCTTTGGTATAACGAGCCGACAGGGAGTCGTACAAGTTATCTTCGATAGCCTCTTCCGTCAGGGAGAAACCCAAAGCGATGGTCTCGTGGTTGTATCGAGCAGTCCAAGCTTCTTGTGCGTTGTCATAAGCGATGGCAGAACCTTCGTTTTTGACTGGTGCAGCGGAGAAGCCAGACAGCTTGGTCTCTTCTTCGAACGAACGCTCAGAGGTCTCAGTTTCGTAGATCTCTTTGTGCTCTTCGCCGTAGCGGGCGTACTCCAGACCGAACAGTGCATTCAAGCCCGGGAGCAGTTCTTTAAGTAGTTGTGCGCGTGAAATAGCCATTATTTAGCTCCTTAGATGCCGGTGGCGTTGTAGTACGAATGGTAGCCAAAGTTGAACTTAATGATCAGCTCAACGAAGTTACCGGACGAGTTAGCCGTATCTGGCACAACGTCAACGACGCGGGCAGGCAAGCTGGAAGTGGTGGCACCGGCAGCGGTATAGACAGCGACTTTCGAATCACCAGTGGTGGTCGAGCCAGCGTTCTGCACGAACTGCACGTTACTACCGACAACGGTCTGACCCAGATAGGCAGGGAGCAGGCCCGAAGCGACATTATCAGCCGTAGTACCAGCGACCAAAACCACCTTGAACAGGGTGTCTGGATCGTCACAAACAACAGCAACAGCATCCGACGCAACGGTGCCAGCAGGCCAGTATTGCGCAAACACTTTTTGCTTTGTGCTTGGGTTCGTATAAGAACAGCCCAAAAACACACCAACCAGACCTGCAACAGGACTAGTCTCGGCAGCAAGAGCGGATTTAGCGACAGTGCCGCCAGCAACTAAGGTAACGATATCACCGTTAAAAATATTGGTGTTGTACCCTGATGCGATGGGAATGTTACGGGTAGAACCCGAGAATACCTGACCACCAATCAAATTGATTGGCTTTAGGCCGTATGGTGCATCTACAATCGGATAAGCCATAAATAGCTCCTAAGTTAGGTTACTTGCCTTTGCCGAACGACGTTGAGGATTTTCGCTCTTGGAAGAGTGGCATCCGTGGGTCGCTTTGGCGCATCAAACTGTTGTCTACAGACTCCATCTGGCCTTCGGCTTGACGTTGGTAATGTGAATTACGTTGGTCAACCAACTCCTGAGGGGTCTTACAAAGCAACAATCCCCCGACCTCAATGTTGTCTTTAAAACGACTATTAGGGTCAAGTAGCAGTTGAAATTTTGGTTGTTCTTCAATCTTGACCGGCTCCCAGCCCTCCCGCAGTTTTGCGGAGATATTACGAGGGTCGGCATTGTTCAAGGTTGAGACACGAATCCATCTGTACGCGAAACCGGGCTGCTTATCTGGTTCAGGCAAAAGCTCAGGTGGTGCCCACTGCTGGGGACGTGCCTGCACGGTACGAGTTTCTAGCTCACGACTAAGTTTGTTTTCAGCCATTAGTGGCCTCCATTTTCATAATTTCACGGGCGTATTGCTCAGGGGTTAGACCAAGCTTCTTAGCGATGCTCAACTGGGACTGTTTCAGCACAACTTTCTTGGAGGAAGTGCTTCGAGTCGCAGGAGCGACCACAGTTGACGCTTTTTCGGTGCGCGAACCAGATCTCTCCGGCTGCGTTGACTTTGGGAACTGTTCCGGGAATCGACGTTGCATCGTGTCATCAATCGTCTTCCAGTATTCGTCGGTGGACGTGTACTTTTGCCCGTACTGTTTGACCAGCTTGTTGTGTAGGCCAAGTGCAAGACTGGTCATTTCCTCGTCCTGACCGAACCATGTGTTTCGTTCTTGCCACGAAGCAGCTCTTGGGTCAGGGCGAGGTACTTGGACTTCTGGTTCACCTTTTACACTACTTTCCTCATGTTGTAAAGTAGGAACGTATTCTTTCGCTTTCTGCAACTTATAGTTTGCATTTGCTAACTTTTCTTGGGCCTCAATCAGGCGATCTGTATCCCCTGCGTCATAGGCTTCCCGATAGGCACGTTTGGCAGCGTCTAACTCTAATTCAACCGCGCCTTTGTATGTATCGAGATAGTTCTTCTCACCTTCTGACAGACGGCCCTTAAGTTTCTTGTTTTCCTCAAGGATCTTGCGGGCAAACTCCTCCGCAGCACCCCGTTCCCGGTGGGCTTCTTCCTTGGCGCGGCGCTCGTCATGCCACACCTTTTTCATCTGTTTCATCCGGATTTTGACTTTCTCGGAGTAATCCTCCAATTCGTCTTTATCCAGCTCGTCCACGATCTCCTTTGGCAGTGGCTCACGGCCTCTATCTTCCGCAGGGGTATCGTCTTCAACCTCAAAGTCTAGGGCTTCTTCTTGCTGCGCCTCTACCTTATTTTCTTGTTCGTCTGGAAACTCGAACTCAGTCTTGTTCATTGCCATATCTTCTCCTTATGCGCGGCTAATGCCACGAGGGTCTGCAACGACTGCTTCCACAGTATCGTCGTTTATCAAACGGAATTCACGTCCATGTATCTTTAGACGTGTGCCAGAGTTAGGGCGAGCTAGAATAAAGTCTCCCTGCTTGCACCAAGGGCCTGTCGGAAATTTGACACTATCTTTGTACGCGTCTGGGCCGAGCTTCACGACAAAAAACACAGTGGCCAATACTTCCTCAAAACGACGAGTCTCATCAGACTTGATGATTCCGCTTTCGTACTTCTCTTCCGCTTCAGGCAGGGCTACCAGAATGTGGTATCCGACTGGTTCTGGGAGTTGTTTTGCTTTTTCTTCTGCTGCTGTTGGCAGGGTAGAAGTCTCACCGCTGTCTGTAGCGATAATAATTTCACTCATCGTCGTTGCGCTCCATTTGGTTTGCGAGGTCTAAGATATATCCTTCAGCGAGGGAGAGACCACGTACTTCCCCGCACATTGCGCGATACTCTGCGAAATCCTTTGCAGTGCCGCTGCTTATGGCATACGACATCTGTGCTTGCTTCTCGTTAATCTTTTGCTTGATGATTTCCAGCGTTCTGTCCATCACTCACCTTTTGTCGGTTTGTTTGTTTTACGGCTCTGTTGTTCCATCTGCGCTTGGGTGCGGGCTACTTCTGACCCGATCCGAACGCCTTCCAATTGCATCTTTGCCTGTAGGTCAGCACGATCTTTGGCAGTCTTTGCTCCAACTTGCATACCAGCGATCTCTTTCTGGGCCTCAATACGCTTGTCCTCGATCTCAAGTTGATCCTGCTTGGCGGCAATATCTGCCAACAGTTTCTTCTCTTTGATTTTGACTTCTGCGGCTTTGAGTTGCAGTTCTTGCTGTTGCATCTGAACAATCGGATCTTGTGCGGCTTGTTGGGCCTGCTGTTGAGCGGCTTCGGCTTGTCCTTTTTGGAGGAGTTTGCCTGCGGCCAAGGCCATCAT